GCCGCGTGATAACCTCAACAACCGACAACGTGACCATGGAAGGCCGCTCAAACCTCAGGTGTTGCAACCACCACTAGAATCCGCCGTTGGCATGATATTGCCCCTTACTGTTGTCTGACTGATGCGAGACTCACATCCTTGATGGATGCCGTATACTCCTGCGATGCCGCATCCGGCAGGATCGTCACCTTGAGGTTCTTGCTCTCGCCGACGCGCAGGGTGATGTTGTCGATGGGTTTGCCGGAATCGTCCGTGACCTTGATGGACTCGGGCGCGTAGGCCGCGCTGATGGACACGGCGGCGGAAGTGAAACCGTTGACCGTGGCCGTCACCAATATGGTTCCGCCATGCCGCCACGTGAGCGTGTTGCCCGAAACCGTGGCGGTGGAAGTGTCCCTGCTCGCGAACGTCACGTCATTGGTGGTGAGCAGATCGCCAACATGACCGTCCGCGTAGGTGGCCTTCGCCCCCAGTTTCAAAGTGCCGGACACGGCCAGCGACTTGGGCAGCGGCTTGCCCTTATCATCCGTGATCTCGATGGAGACCACCGTGTCCCTGTCGAGGGGCCATACGAGTTTGCCGTTGAATAGGGCGTTGTACGTGTGGCCGTTCATCAACGGTTTGCCGACACGTTTGCCGGCGTATAGGGCTGGCATGGTCAGGCCTCCTTCACGGTAACCTTCTTGGCCTTGGCTTTCACGGCCTTGGCTGCGGGCTCCTCCGACACGGTTCCGGTCGGCGTTTCCCCGGTGGAGTCCTTGCCGGTTTCCTCCGTGGTGCCTTCAGGGGTGCCGGCGGAAGGCAGTCCGGCGGAAGCGCTCTCGGCCTTGTCCTTGACCGCCCGCACCGTCGAATCGATGGCGGCGATGGCCGTCTCGCCCTTCGCCGCGACCATGGAAGCGGTGTCGGCCACGGTCTGCGAATCGTTGGCGACGGAAGCCGCCGCCATACTGGCGTTCGACGCGAGACTGCTCAGGTCGGACTGGGTGGCGGTCGCGGAATCCGCGGAGGACCGGGCGCTCAGCATGGCGCTCTTCGCCAGCATGGCGTTCGTTTGAGCTTCGGCCGTGATGGACTCCAGCGTGCTCAAGGCCGCAGCGGCCTTCGCGCTCGTGGCGGTTTCGTCGAAGAACACCAGCTCGTCCGGGTATTGTGCGGAAAGTGTCTCCGCCTCCGACTGGGTGGAAGCGTGGCGAACCTTCAACAGTTGGGAGCCGGCCATATCCTTCGGGACGAACGTGCCGGCGTCCACTTCCACGAGGTCCGCGTATTCGACCTTGGTCTTGGAGTCCGGCACCTCGACGTAGCGCGTGTACGCCTGCGGCGAATCAGCCAACTCCACAACCTGCCACACGAAAGCGGGCGTCGTAGGCAGCAGGTCAACCGTCAGCTCACCCGTTTCGGACAGATTCGCGTCGAACGAGGCCGCGATAATAAGATTCTTCGCCGCGTCGAAGTGACGACGCACCGGGCTGAACCGCAGCGTACCGGTCACAGGGTCCAAGCCGCCCGTCTTCGGCTTCCTGATGGAAATATGGATTTGGGTCATTACTGTTCCTCCTTATTGGATTCGATTGTTTCGGGGGCCACGTCCGGGCGAAGCTCGTCCGGCAGCGATGGCTTGGGATGACGTTTCAAAAACTCGGGTTCCGTCACTTCGCAGAACGATTGCAGCCAATGGAACAGGCCACGCACATAGGCCACGATCTTGAAATACTTGCGTTGCACCTCCTCCAAATGCTGGATTTGGGTCTCCTGAAAAGCGACCTGCTCACGCAACGGGTCGATGATGCTTTCCGTGAGAATCTTCACGGCCTTGTCGGCCGCGTCGGCGGTGATGTCGTCGATATCGGCCTCGGTTTTCCTGCTGTTCGACCACGCGCCGACCAGTCCGCCGATGCCGCCACCGCCGAGGAGCGCGAGAATCAACGCGCTCCAAAACTCGGCGCTTGAAAACAGGTCATGAAAAGGGGACATTCAGTGTCCTTTCGAATATGGGAAAGCCCCACACGATATGGTGTGAGGCTAAGTCAACTGACTATCGTCAGGCGTTACGTATTATGCTTACAACAAACGGCAAGGCGGGACACGTCCACTTCACGCCATACGCAACCGCGCATAACGCGAAACACCTTCAGCCCCTAACGATGCGTCACGCCAACGCAGACTATTACCAGACGAATCATTGCCGACAATGGAAACCGTGCCCCAATGAAACGTCGTGAGCTTCACCGTGTACGAGCCGTAAGGCAACCGCACAGAACCGGAAGCAACCCACCTCAACGTGCCGCCGTTCTTCTGCGGCGACGTGGAACACCAATACGCTTTACGCTCACCGTTCGCGTCCAAGAAGTCGAACGCCATATTGTATTCGCCGGTACCGCTGATCGCGGCCGCAACCTCGCACAGGATAAGCCCCCCGCAAGTAACAGTCGCAGTCTTCTCAAGATAACCACTCTTAGGCTCAGTCCCAGGGGTACCACTCCACGTGCTCGACCACTCAAACAAGGGGGAGCATCCGCACCCCGGACGCGCAAGGATGCCGGTGACGATGGCGACTTTCGCGTAGGTTTCCACCACGCACCTGTCACCGGCTCGGGCTCCCACACAATCCGTGGTCATCTGCAATCCCATGAGCGTGCCGCCGCTCATATCCACGTCAGCGGTCCAATACCCTCCTGTGTCGTACACCGTGTTGATGGTGCCGATGCGCGTGATGGTGGCTTCCGCCCCCACTTGGGAGGGCATGATTTCGGCCAGACGATTGCCGGCCCTTATCAGGTTCGACTGCATTTATGCCTTCACTGTTGTTGGTTCGCTTGGACGCTGGAAGGTACGGGCCTCGCATTCGATGGGAATACCAGCCTCCAAAGTGATATTCTGCGCGCGTATCGCAAACCTGCCGGAAACCGAGCCGGTCGGATACTCCAAGTCCACCACGTCGGTCAGATTCAAAGGAGCGTACACGTGCGTGAACGTGACCCTGTGAATCACGGATTGTTCGGTGCGTAGCAGTTCCAACGCCTTGTCCGAGGCGAGTTTCCTGCCTTGCTCGTCGGTAGTCACCTCGTCGGGGATGCTGGAATACTCGTAGGCGTGAGCCACCCTGCGGCCACGGCTGACAGTGCTGAACTCCGAAGCCGGGTCATCGTCAATCGCGGTCGAAACGTATTCCTTGTCCGTGTTGTAGTAGGTGACCTTCACCACGTTCGCCACCTCACGCAGGTCGCGTTCGTCGGTCATGGTGGTGAGGAACGTGGCGTTCGCACCCTCCTGAAACGTCCATTTCGGCTGGCGTTTGCCCGGCTCCACATACTTCTCCAATATGACGCGCCCGTACTCGTCGGTTCTCGCACTGGAGTATCCGGCCAAATCCAAGAGATCGTTCACCGCGTCAAGCTTGGTGCTGCCCTTGTCCTTGTCCTTATCGGACCTCAAACCGAACGTCCAATTATCCTTCAGCGTGTAATTGCCGGGATTGTAGGCCGCGACCTGAAGCCCGCATCCCTTGAGGATGTCGGCGGCGGCGGTCACGGCCTTCTTGCCCTTGCCTATCGTTATCGGCGACTCGAACATGTCGTCATCGACTTCTTGCAGCAGCCCGTACAAATCCAGTTGGCTGGAAGATTCCTTGCCGTTCACGCTGCGCTTGGGGATGTTGGGAAGGAACGTGCCCAACGGCACACTTGCCGTGGAACCGTCATGCCACGTGCAGTCGGCCCATATCCGTAGCCGGTCGGTGCCCAGGTCGGTCGCCCCCTCCACGGTCAGGGAACCGGATTCGCAGATATTGGTGTCCTGGTTGCGTTCGATGCTGCCCCCGGATATCACCCAATCCAACCGTCCGGTCTCCAAACCCGTGTTCCTGTTGACTCGCATCACACGGTAGGCGACCTTGAAAGGCTTGCTCCAATCACTCATAGGACGGGCTCCTCCCATGTCAATTGGGTCAGGTCGGCGGAATAGCTGATGTTCTTCTTGTCCGCGATGTCAACGCTCACGGACTGTTCCGCCTTCACGTAGACACGCAGGCCGGAAGGCTCCCGATACCATGCGTAAGGGTATCCGTCAGCCAACGAGAGTATCCGCAGCCACAACGCTTGGTCCCACTCCCATACGCCGGTGACGCTCACCGTGGAATCCAACTGGTCCAATTCGTAGCTGGAAGGCAGAGCATTCGCCCCGTCGCCCCGCGCGAAATGAAACTCGCTGGTCGAATGGGAACGCTTATGAGACACCGTGTTGTTATAGCCGAGCAATAACGTCTGACCCGCATCCGTGCCGAAGTTCAACACTCCGAACCCGGATTCGATGCGCGCGTCCACCATGCGTGCGATGGTCGTGCCCATAGCCGAATACGCGACCACCCTGTAATGGAAGTCGGTGTTCAACGGGGGAATGGGGTCCACGGCCAACTGCTGGTCCAACAGGTTCGAGGCGATAAGCACCTCCGAACCGTCAGGCATGACACGGATGACGGATGCGCTGACCGTCTCCGACTGGCCTTCCTCCGGCACGCCGAACGACACGATGACCAACGCCGCGTAATCATTGTTCGACTCTATCGCGGCCATCGGCTCGGCCGGGTCCGGCCAGTCCACGTCCCTCACGACGCTCGTGCTGGATTCCAAGCCGGAACCGCCGCGCACCACGAGCGTGATGGTCAACGTCGAATTGTTGTTCGGCAGATACTGGCTTGCGCCGATGCTCAGGCTTCGCGTGGAACCGTCCATCGTCTTCCGGTATTTCTCCACGCCGTCCGACTGGATGATGAGCGTCTGCGAGCTGACGCCCGTATCGTCCGCCACGGTCCACGCCACGGTGAACGGTGTCGCCGTAATGGTGCCGGAAGGCTTGTTGATGCTGATGTTCGGATATTTCGCGACCGTGAAGGTCACGTAGTTCGACCATGCGCCCCAGTCGGCGTGGATGCCCTTGGTGCGCACGCGAATCCTATACGAGCCGCAGCTTTTGGGCGTGCGCTGATAACTGGTGTTCGTGGTCTGCTCTTCGATGACCGTAACGTCCGAGGGGTCGGTGACCTCCACCTGCGCGGCGGATTGGGCGGAACCGTCAGGATGATTCGGTTTCCAAGCGACCGTCATCGGCTGATTGACAACATACGCGCCGTTCTGCGTCGGGTTCAGAATCGTCGGCGCGGAAGGGGCCACGGCCGTCTGGATAGTGTTGCTGTACGTCCAGTCGGAGAAGAGCATGGTCTTGGAGTTGTCATCGCCGTAGACAGGTCTTCCCACTAACGCCGCGTACTGGACTTGGCCCGCAGGAGCTGCGGTGTCGGTCCACGTGACGTTCTGGATTCCGTTTATGTCGGGAAGCCAGCCTTCGGCCGTCGCACCGGGGGTGCCTCCGGTTATGTCGGCCCATTCGCCGCCGTTCACCCTGCGCCGCAGTCTGATGCCATGCACATACGATTTCGACGCATCCACGGTCACGCGCACGGACTGTTCGGACAGTTTCACCGCGTTCACCGCCACGGGGGCGGCCGGCGTCGTGTAGATGTAGCCCGAGTACACATGGTCGGACACTCCGCCAGGGTTCTGGGCCGCGACACGGAACTGGTATCGGGCGTTCGCCTTCAACCCCGTGTACGAATAGTTCAAGGCGTCCCAGTTCAACGCCTTGACCAGACCCCACGCGCCTTGTGTGCCGCCGTTCAAGCCGACGCACTGGTCTGCGTAGATCTGCTTCCAATATTTTCGCGCCGCATTATCATAGTTCGACTGCCATGCGGCCTTCACGCTTGAATCATTGACCCGCGTCCATGATACGTTCTTCGGCGGGTTCGGTTTCGCATACGTGATGCCGGGAACCGTGAGGTTCACATGCGCTTCCGACCGTCCCGGCAAACCATATGGGATGTTCAGGAACGCGCGGCAGGAGAACGTCTGCGCGGACTCCTGCTTCGTGACGGTCACTTGCTGGGTGTGTAAATCCACGTCGCCGTTGAAGGACCGGTAGCCGAAGTTCACCGTGTTCGTGCTCGTGCTCACGCCATTGACCCAAGCGCCACCGGACACGGCATCGGACGCCACCCAGCGCGACGGGTCGGTGCGACGGTAGATGATGTGCACGCCTATGACGGCCTGTGTCGCGTTCTGCGAGACGATATCGGCTTTTTCGCCGACACGCCCCCCCCCGCCCGTCAACCCGG